GAATCCAGTCTCCCTTATCCTTATAAGCAAGAACTTTGATTTGATTCAAAGGAGCAATATCAGATACTTTATCTTGATTTAGAACCGTAATAAGTCCCCAGTCTGCAAGAAGGCGAACAATGCGATTGCGTCGTTGAACATCATTCACGGTCAAGTTGGCGTGCTTACCATCAAGAGCAAACAACTCCTTAAAATGAACAATGTAATATCTACCTTGCTTGTGTAAGATGTGGCAAGATTGATAGAGTTTTTTCTCTTTCCTGGATGCAACCCCAATACGAGTTAAAGTTTCCCTTACTTTTAGAAAATCATCTGGTTCGTTTAGGATAACTTCAACCATTTGGTCTTGAGACCAATTTACCTGTGGTTCAATTGTTTGAATTGTCATTTTGTTCCGCCAATTTCAAGTCTTTGTTTAATAAAGTCGATTTGCTCTTTTGACAAAATTTTCAATGCTTGAGATGCCTTTTCGTTACTATATCCATAATAACGTTTCACACACTCTAAGTCTTTAATTTTATCTTTACGGAGCCAGGGAGAATATCTCTTCCTTTTTCTTATAGTATTTAGAAAAAAAGAATATTGCATATCTTTGTCCAGGTGGTGATTTAAGTTCATTTCATTGGCGAAGAGAACACAATCAATTTCACCCGACAAACAACGATTAATAACGTACGGAGAATAGTCTTTAATACTACTAGAATCCTCAATTAAATTTTCTTTTGAAAAATTTATTGAGTTCAACCAATCTTTAAGTTCAATACTCATCGAATAATCTCCAAATCAACTCCAGGTTTCCATAATTCAAGTTCAGTCCTAAGTTTGTTATCTTGAAGTAACTTTTCATATCTTCGTGTTGCTTTAGATTTCCACCATTTAATCACTTCATCAGGTTCATATCCAAATTTAGAAATATAATACCTTTTCTTTTCGGTTAGAGACTTAGCATGTTCAATACATTTTTTAAACTCAAGCAGTTTTGAAGTATCTTTAAGTGACTTTGTGATGATTGAAATCATCTTAGTTTGAATTTTAAGTTTTTTTGAAGACTTATCTGCTGAGATTAATCTTTCTCCGCCATTGGCATTATTATTAAACCACCAGAACATTTCACGAAAATAATCATCATGAAATAATGGAAGAAAATTACTTTCAGTATCTCCTATGTGTCTAAGATAAGGTTTAAGACCATCATACATGGATACTCCTTTTGTCGTACCGTATAATGAAGTTGTTTCAAAGTAATGAAGATCAGTTTCATACTTCGCATCAAATTGTCGTTTGAGTTCATTAGAGGATGCCAATAATGCTAAAAGTTTTCCACCAAGATAGTTATACCCAAATGGTTGTACTGGGACAATATTAAATCCCATCACAAACTCATTATTAATCTTTGACAAAGGAAGAACTTCGCCAAAGTAATCATTTCTTGGTTTAGAGTTAATGGTTGGTGAACCAAATCTAATAACCCCTATAATTTTATTTGTAGTGTCCTCAGTAACTATCCATTTAATTGTTCTTCCGGGAATTGCTTCTTCAATAGGATTTGAAGCGGTTTCATTCAAAATATTAGAATATAATTCTTGATTATATTTTGTTTTTGGTTTTGGAGAAGTATCTACAATATGAATAGAAAATTTCATATCATTTGGATGAAGATTGAAATTACAAAATATTTCATCTTCTGAACCAAATAATTTTCCAGACGAATCTTGAATTCTACTACTTTTTACAAATCTCAAATAGTCATCAATTCTATTAAATTTTGAATAATAATCAATAAATTGATCTGCTGCCCAAATTGCTTGCTCTTGAGATAACATATTATAAAATTTCTTCCATTGAACTCAACAATTCTGTTGATGTTATTTTTTTAGTTAGAGGAACAATATCTCTTGCCAAAAATTCATAATCACCTGGTTCCAACTTAAATGTTGCTCCTGCACCATCACACTCTGCCCTAGAATAAACCGTTTCCCATGTCGTGTATGCTATCGACATTTTTTTAGTGTCAACCAATAGCATATAGTCAAATGTTTTTTTAATATCCTCTTTTGCCAATTGTTTTTTATTCTTTCCAGGTCTTTTATTAATAAGGACTACCCTTTTACACGACCCATTTTTATTGAAGATCCCTAAAGAACCTTTCATTTCATAAAAAGTTCCATCACTACCAACGAAGTCTCTGCCGTCCTCATAATCTCCCACATATTGTAATTGTCCGTTAGACCATTTAGCAAATGATTTCTCTTGCAAGTACGTGCGAAATGTTTTAAATGCATTTGATTTCATTTGAGGAGTATTAGTCGCCTCAACGCAACCAAAAAATTCTTTGAGATTAATTTGTTCAATGTCAATCATAATAATAAAAAAATCAAAAATAAAATACAAACTTTAAATAAAAGAACACTCTACCATAATTTCAGTAAGAGCAGCAAGAAGATTTATTTCTTGATCAGCAACGAACGCACATTGATATTGATACTTAGCAATAATAAGAACGGCAGCAGGGATAGATTGGGGTGAAAGGTTATCAAAAGAGGCGTCATAAATCCTGCGAAGTAAGTTACTAGCATCGTTATCCAAGTTGGAGACCACCCATTTACGAACTTCTGTAAAGTTTTTGTCCTTAAGGTTCTTGATGAGTTCATTTACAGAAACGTCAGAGAAGGATGCAAGAATACCAGAATCAATTTTACCACCAGTAGAGTATCGTTGGATTTCATTTAGTACCCTACGAAAATCTGGGAAGTGTTTTGTAACCAGTTCCGCAACGACTTTTTGATCGTACTCAATCTTTTCCGCATCCAAGATTGTTTGAAGTCGTTGAAAGAAACTTCCTGCAAGTTGAACTCTTTGCTTCCCTTTGATCGTGAAGTCGATGACGGCACATCGAGAATGGAGAGGTTCAATAATTTTGTTCTTGTAGTTGCAGGTGAAGATGAATCGACAGTTGTTATAAAATGCCTCAATATTCGCACGTAGTAGGAGTTGAACATCATTACCGGTATTGTCTGCTTCGTCGATGATGATGACTTTGTGTTTAGAAGATCCTGTAAGTGAGACGGTCGAAGCGAAGTTCTTTGCCTGGTTTCGTACAGTATCCAGGAAACGTCCTTCGTCGGATCCGTTGATGACATAATAATCTGCCCCCAATTCATTACACAGTGCCTTTGCAATTGTGGTTTTACCAATTCCAGGAGGTCCAGCAAGAAGGAGATTTGGAATCTCACCCTTCTCCACAAACTCCTTAAAGGTTTTTTTAGTATCATCAGGAAGAATACAATCCTCGATTACTTGAGGACGATACTTTTCCACATAAAGAAATTCACTTGTCATCATTAAGTCCAATCAGTTTTTTCAAATAAGAATCTGGGACAACTTCCCACCATTCATTCCCATCAAAAATATACACAGTATACGTATTTTTGTCAAGGAAGAAATCACCTTTTTTGCATTTCATACCCATTCTGGACGCCTTGACGGCATACGAAGATAATTAGATGCAACCCAAGGTTTGGATGCGATATATTTCTTGTATGCTTCAAATGTATCAATAGTGTCGTCATATTTCCATTCCTCAGGCATAGCACGAGCAAATGGTGTCACGTCTGTAATCTTGCCCTTGGGGAACAAATAGTATGCATCCACAAGGGTCTTATAGCAGGAGTGAGTTTTATTATACCGCAGGCAGTATTCATCGGACAAGTTCAATCCCCACTTGATTAACCAGTAGGCATTGTGGATACTCTCCAGTGCCCACTTGGTGCAGGGATGATTGCGGAATGCTCCTTTTTCGGTCTTATAGGGGGTTCCGTCTGCCTTAGGGAGAGTTCCGTATCCATGCCCCCACTTCTCTGATGCCACGATAGAAAGCATCTGACAAGCTTCAACAGGCATCTTCACTATTAATTTGTCCGGAAGTACTATTGCACTTTCTGCCGGAAATTTATGCGTCACAAAAATGTTCATAATAATCTGCAAGTTTTCTCAACTCTTCAATTGTAGCATCCTTTTTTAGGATGTTTGCTCTTCTACTGACGATAATAATATTTTCTTTAATATATCCTTTTGTATTGTCAATTCTATCAATACTTGGAGCATACATCCAAGTTTCTCTTTCTTCTCTTTTTAGGGGAAATCCAAATACTGGGCAAGTATCTGGAATATTAATATCATCTTTTGTGAGAGTAAACTCTATGTTTGATTTTTTTGCTCTTTGTTTTGCATTACTCAATAAAACTTTGCAAGCATTATATTTCCAATCTCTATTTCTTCTTTCTTTTTCATTAAGTGCAGCAGAGCAATTTTTACAAATTGTTTTTCTTTCTGTTGTTGTCTTTCTTGTTTTGTCTAATAAAGAAAATTGCCATATGTTTTTTTCTTCATTACATACATCACAAACTCTCCACTTTTCTGGATTATCTTCTTTATGTTGCTCTTTAAATATACGAGCATTATAAACATTCATACATTTACGAGAACAAAATTTTGTTTGTCTTTTTTTAAGAGGAGAGTTACATTCTAAACAATACATTTGAGAAAGTTCTAACTAATATTATTTATCAATAAGAACTTTCTCAAATGACAATTACCCAAAGGTACTGTCAGGTTCCAACGCGACATAGTATGTAACATCAAAACCAGTATTCTTAAACCTAGAAAGAAGTTTCTGAGAGATAACTACTTCGTAAGTTCCTGGCAAAATTTTAAGATTTTCCACTTTAAAATTAAAGGTGAATACTTCATCAGTCTCACCAACGACAACAGAGAAGTCGTTGGATGTATCGTTCTTTTTATCACGAACAACCAGTTTCACTACACCTGCTTCACCAACAACAGACAGATCGGGAAGTTGATAAACTACAGAAGCTTTAAGGAGTTTATCCAATTCTTTAGTATCTAGAATGAAACAAACATCCTCAGAAGGAAGAG